AAGCTATTGCTGACACGATGGAAATGGTTGAGGGCGACTTTGATGATAAGGCGGTTGGCTATGTCAAAGTCTATAAATCAGTCGAAGCAGACATCAAAGAAATCGACGCTGAAATCAGGCGTTTGCAAGAACGAAAGACAAGTGCCAAGAAAAACGCTGCGACAATCAAATCACGATTGGCGCAAGCGATGGTTGAAACTGGTCGTGAACACATTCATACACCACTGTTCAGTATTTACACTCGCAGAACAGTGAGCGTGGAAGCACCAGAAGACCCGAATAAGTTGCCACCAGAGTTCATTAAGACCACGTTGATGGTAAACAAAGCTGACTTGAAGAAAGCGTTACAAGCTGGCCGCGAGGTACCAAACGCGCGACTGGTTGAGAACATTGGACTGGGGGTGCGGTAGATGCAGCCAATTAAACATGCATCTTCAATTGATCGAACAAATAACTGGCGAGTTTTGATTTATGGAAAGCCTGGTGTCGGTAAGACGTCAGCTATCCGCAATCTTAATGGCAAAACACTCGTGCTAGATCTGGATGACAGTTCAAAAGTGCTATCTGGTGCACCGAACATCGATGTGCAACCATTTGACCGAAGTAAGCCAAGCGAAGAATGGAAAGAATTTCTGAAAAATCTGGCTGAACGTGTTTCCGGATATGACAATCTGGTGATCGACAACGTTTCAGCGTTCGAAAAAGACTGGTTTGTTGAGATGGGTAGGCACAGTAAAAACGGTATTGGCAACGAGCTTCAGGATTACTCAAGGTGGACAAATTACTTTGCCCGCATCATGACCATGATCTTCATGGACGCACCAGTAAACGTGCTAGTAACTGCTTGGGAAAACACACGAGATGTTACGAGCGAAACTGGGCAATCATTCAGCCAGTATGCACCAGCAATTCGTGACAGCGTACGTGACGGACTATTAGGACTGACGGACGTTGTAGGACGCGTAGTAGTTAATCCCAAGACTGATGGCCGTGGCGTCATTCTTGAGGGAACCGATGCAATCTTTGCTAAAAACAGATTAGACAATCGAAAGTTGGTGCCAATTAACGAGCTATTCAAATTTGGAAATCAGGAAAAATCAGTCAAACAGGAGGACTAAAACATGGCTATCACAATGGACTACTCACAAGCAGCAGAAGGAAATGGCGACATTCAAGATGGTGTATATGAATGCGTTATTAACCGCTTTGGATTTGACAACTACAAAGATCGTGAGTTTATCAAGTTTGATCTAATTGTACGCAATGACGTTCCACAGAAATATCAGAACAAGCATATCTTCGACAACCAATATCCAAAGAAAGACACCGGAGAGTATGCAATGGGATACCTATTCATGATTGGCAAAAATGCTGGCATTCCAGACCATAAGAAGTGGGCTGATCTTGCGGCGATGCTTGCAGATTTCACGGGCCATGCTGTTAAAGTTACCGTCAAAAACGAAGAATACAACGGTAAAACCTATCCGCATATCAAGAAGTGGGAGCCAACGGATTTCCCGCAGATTCAGCACCGCTGGAAAGATAGCAAAGCTGCATCTGTTTCAAATTCTAATCCGTCTTTCGGTACACAAGCACAAGCAAACCAAACCAATGCAGCCGATCCATTTGCCAACAACGGTCAGCCAATCGATATCAGTGATGATGATCTTCCATTCTAGGAAGGCGGTGTCGATCATGAATGAAAGCCCTAGTTACTATGCCATCATTCCAGCAGGTGTGCGCTATGACAAACAGCTACCACAAGGAGCAAAGCTTCTGTACAGCGAGATCACGGCACTCAGCAGTAAGAGCGGCTCTTGTTGGGCGAGCGATCAGTACTTTATGACTTTGTACGAGGTAGGTCAAACCACTATACAAAGATGGCTACGTGCTTTAGAAGACAGCGGATATATTGAACGTCATGTCAAATACAAAGACGGTACCAAAGAAATTGAAAAAAGGTATATCAAAATTCGTACAGACCCTATGTCCGAAAATGGTAATACCTATAGCCAAAAACGGGTATACCCTATGCCCAAAAACGGGCAAGAGAATAATACAAGTATTAATAAAAACATACGTGCATCCAGCACGTTAGAGAGTGACTTTGAAAAGCTATGGAAACTGTATCCAAAGAAGATCGGCAAGAAGCCGGCGTTAGCTGCTTACAAACGGGTAATTAGTAGAAAGAAGAACCCTGCTACCAACAGACAAATTCAGGATGGCATTGTGGCTTATCGACAGCTAATCAATAGCAAAGGCACAGAGAAGCGGTTTGTCAAAGACGGTAGTACTTTCTTCAACCAAGAGTCATGGAACGATTACCTTGAGGTCGTAAAGGAAGAACGAGATGAGCAGGAAGCTCGAAAGCCGAAGTTTGACCCGCAACAAACAGCCATCGCTATGTACCTTGATTACAACAGCCTAGATCGCGTGCTTGAGGAAATCAAAGCGCAGGGTATTCCGATCGATCCAGAAGATGCTAAACGTTACATTGCTGAATACGATGAACGGAGGCAACAAGCTTGACAAAAAAACTTTATGACCCTAGCAATCCTGAACCACATGTCATGTATGGACTATATACGAAGCCGGAACTCATCAAGTCTGAATGGATTGATCCTAAATGGTTTAACAGCCAGCAATACGCTGCAGTAGTTGCCTACATGAACAAGTTGCCAGGTGACGTAGATACGCTGGAATTGCAGGATGGTTTTGCAACAGCTCATCCAGGCGTGATGTCAGCAGCAGATTGGCAATACATTATGACCAGTGATTTTGGCACCTCACGTTTTGACTGGTGGGTTGGCAAGCTAAAGCGGGACTATTTCCGTAGTCAGCTCATTAAAGCAGCACAAGCGTACTCGGAAGAACCAAGTGAGGACAACCTGACAGCAATGATGGAGGCTTCACAGAATGCGACTGCAGCAAGCCAGACGGTAACTGAAAGTAGCATTGCAGATTTGGCAGCGGACATGGAGGACAAAATGATCCACGGTGCTACTGACAATGGGATTAAAACGTACTTCACTCTTAACAATATTCTTGGTGGTGGCTTGATGCCGGGACGTTTGTTGACGATTGGTGCGCGCCCTGGTGTCGGTAAATCAGCATTCGCGGTCAATCTCATCATTGAGGCTTTGAAACAGCAACCGGAATTGACAGTTGATATGTTTTCGCTTGAAATGTCAAATGCAGAAAACTACAACCGCTTGTTGGCCTGCAAGACTGGCATCAGTGCTGGTAAATTCATCAACCCACAGAAAAGTCTAAGCGATGCTGAGAAGGTTGAGGTTGAAAAGGCGGGAAACGTCCTTAAAGACTATCACTTGCAGCTTTACGACAAGCAGGTGGAATTACCGCAGATCGTCAAAACAATGCGGCAGCGAGCCGCTGATGCAGATAAAGGATACCTTGCGATTGTTGATTATCTTGGGCTGATTGGTGTTCGTAGCCAATCCGATCGCCGTCTGCAAATCGAAGAGATCACCCGTCAATTCAAAGTGCTGACCAACGAGCTTGGTATCCCGATTGTTTTGCTTAGTCAATTATCACGAGGTATTGAGAATCGTCAGGACAAGCAACCGGTACTATCAGATTTACGAGAGTCGGGATCAATTGAACAAGATAGCAATGCGGTTGGATTCCTTTGGAACAGTGATCGGCAGAACGAAAAATCAGATATCCGTACTGTGACTTTAACAATTGCAAAAAATCGTGAAGGAGCACTTGGCAGCATTGATTTTCGTTTTTTCGCACCAAAGTTGCAGTTCAAGGTGGCGTATTGAAATGGCTTATCCAACTATGACACTTAAAGAGTTCAATGAGTACATGCAGGAGGGACATTATCAATACTCGCTGTTCGTTATTCTGCAGCTTGATGAAGCCGCGGAATATCTAAAAAAGGCGCAACAAGCCGATACTGGTATGAAGAAGTTTTGGTGCCAATGGGCATACGTGACATTAGTCAATGCGTTAGAGACGGCTGAGTCAGAATATTATGGGGAAACTAGTGCATATTTACCGACAAAAGAAACTGATCCAGTAACGCGAGCTTATTGTCAAAACACATACGACATTTGGCGAGGATACTTGCAAAAGCTAAACGTGAGTTTACCAGAACAAAAATTTTGAGGAGGCAAAAGCATGATTGAGCACAAGGACGTGAAGCCAGCGTGATAAGGCTAACGATACCTGGCAACCCAGTGCCACAAGGCCGGCCGAGGTTCACGCGAATGGGTCATGCTTACGACCCGAATAAATCAAGAAACTATAAGCAGCACGTTAAGAACGTGGCTTTAGAACTAAATATTGAGCCTCTAAGCGGCCCAATAAGGGTTGCAATGGAAATATACCGTCCGCTCCAAAAGTCTGGCAGCAAAGCCTTAATAAGGCAGAAAAAAGAAGGCAAAGTTAGGCCAACAGTTAAGCCGGATGTAGACAACTACTACAAGTCTGTATCAGATGCGCTTACCGGTATTTTATGGGAAGACGACAACCAAATAGTCGAAATCCATGTTGGCAAATGGTACAGCGATCAACCACGTGTTGAGATTGAAGCAGAAGAGATCGATTAAGGAGAAAAAATCATGAATAAAAAATTGACATTTACAGTAACT